GTTCATCAGCAAATTCTTCCCAGGCACCAGTAAATGTTTTGTCATCATCTTTCACAGGTTCTAATTCGTATAACTCCTTAAAAACTTCATCCCATTGTTCTTCTGTATTTAATTCTCCTTCTTTGGCATTGTTTATAATTTCATTAAGTCGATCTCTTCTTTGATTTCTAATATTATCAACAATAACATCTTCAATCTTAGATTCTTCAACTCCAACATCGAATTCATCTTCTAAATTTTTAACCAGCGCATCAATGTTTTCAGATACATTCGAAATGAGTTCTAAATCAATTGTATCTAAAGAAGATGATCTAGACCTAGGAACATAAGGAATGGTTTCGCCTGTATATGTTCGAACCATTTCTGGTACAGTTCTTTCTCTTTCTAAAGTAGGGATAGCAGCAGGACCTTCATCCGTTTGTTCTCTTTGTAAAGTAGGAGGACGAATAATCATTCTCGCTATATCTCTGATATTATGGGTTGGTGGTATAGCAATAATTTCGTCTACAACTTGTTCTGGTAATTCATTAAAAAGTTCAGCAACTTGTTCTTGGAAGCGACGCATATATTCATCGGCTTTTTTCACGCCTCTAACAATAGCCTTAGCTTGTTCTTCTCTGATCACTTTTTTAAGATCTACATCAGGTTTAGGTTTAACTTGTCTTTTAGGAGCAGGTTTAACTCGTTTTTTTGGAGCACCGGCGCCAGCATCAGCACCAGCACCAGCACCAAGAGCAGAATATTCTTCGTTATTCATTTTTAATAATTTACGACCCAGAGTACCAGTAACCGAAACGAATTTGTTCGATTTTGGATTCAAAATTTTTTTTTTATCACCAGAAAATTTCTTTACACCGCCCTCATTTACGTCAGCTAGACCAGCACCAGCTCCTGCTGCACCAGCTAAATTATTATACTGTTCATCAGACATTCTTTGGAGCCTACGCCCAATAGTTCCTGTTACTTTCACATAACGACCAGTCTCGGGATTGAAAATTTTTGTGTTATTTTCGGAATATAATTTAACCATGATTAATTATTTTATATATACAGAGATATAAAATAAAATTTATTTTGAAATCGCGTGTTTTGAAATTAAATTTTAAAAAATAAATTTTAATTAAAAACTACACCATTTTGATATGCATTACGGAGAATAGCTAATTTTTGTTTTCTAATAACTTCAGCTTGTAACTCAGCCTTTTTTATAACTTCTGGACTAATGTCGTAAATTTGTTTGCCGCGTTTAGCATACGTACCAAGATTCTTAAGCATCGGAGGCGCTGTGTTTGAACTGAGATATAGATCCGGCTCACGAATGTATTTTTTAGGTAGTCCAGAGATCATACTGTGTGCTTTTGATTTCTTTCCTTTGACAAGTTTGCTTAATGCACTGTATTCCTTGGGAAACTTTTTTCTTGTTAACTCATTTAGATGTGTGATATTCATATTTTATTATATAGAGATATTAAAAAATTTAATGTTATATAATAAACATGATTGTTCTAAAACAAAAGAAGAAAATTAAAAGACATGGCGAAACTATATACCCCATCGCGAGAATAGTGGGTGGAACACAAGACGGTTTATACTTGTATTTTGATAATGTGCAACTGAACCTCAAAGATCTGAAACCTGAATTCGTAAAGTCTTTAAACCTGAGTACTGACGATAGAAAAATTCTTGAAAAAGCAATAAGTGAGTCTTTAGAGCCAGTTGTCGAGGACCTTGTTCCAAAATATTATAAAATTATTGAACAGTTAGAACAACAGAAAAAAAGAGGGTTTGTTTTACGTTCTGGCGGTAAATTGCAGCCGCTTCCAGACTTTAATAGAATAGAGAAGGTCTATATATCAGGAATAAGTGGAAGTGGGAAAAGTACATTTGCTAGTAACTTTGTAAAAGAATATTTAAAAGAAAAGAAGAAGAATGAATTCTTTGTCATATCAAATGTAGAAGAAGATGAGGTGATAGATAAATTGAAGCCTGTAAGAATTGATCTCGAAGATGAAGATGCTTTATCAGAAATTAGGAGTGATGATTTTTATGATAGTATAGTTCTGTTTGATGACACTGATACTATAGGTAATGGAATGGTCAGAAAATTCGTTCAACATCTCCGTGATGATATACTGGAATGCGGACGTCACTATAACACAACAGTGATTGCTGTGAGCCACGTTTTACAGAATTACTATGCTACGAGAAAATTGCTTAATGAAGCTACTTCTGTAGTCTTCTTCCCGAAAGTCGGAAGTAATAACCACAACTACAAGTTCCTCAAACAACATTGTCTCTATGATGAAGATACTATTCGTCGTCTTCTAAATCTTAACTCAAGGTGGGTCGCATTATACAGAACACATCCGAATTATGTTATTTACGAAAAGGGTGTGTTCCTAATATAAAAAAATTAATTTTCTATAATTCAAAAATTATAGAAAACAACAAGTTATTATAAATATGATTTTGGTTATTATTAAGCCAGTATGAAGTATAACATATTTCAAAATATAAGTAGGCGTGAAAATGGGTGATAATCGTAATTTTTTACTATTAAAACATTTAAAGAATTTCATATTGCATTTTTATAATATGAAAGTTATTTTATTTTATCAATTCTTGAAAAGAAAAGCTTACAAGTGAAATACGTTCCAGGCGTCAATCTATGTTGATAGTACTCGCCAGTTTCATACAGTATATAAATTTTGATATCAATTTTTCGTAACGGCTCATTAGATACAAGATTGGTATATCTATAAGGATTGGCGAAGAATTGATAATAATCGCCAATTAAACCTTGTGTTCCTATTGGAACAAAATCTGATAAAATACGCTGTGTTTCATTTAATTGGCTAGATATGTTCTCTGGATTAATTGGAATAGAATCTGTTAAAATTACGATATCAGAAAATTTATTAAATAAAGGTGTCGTATCGACTTCAGAATATATCTTATAGTAATCTTTTCCAGCAATTGTAATTTTATTATCTATCTTGTTATCAAAGACGGCCAACCGTATAAAGTCATTATGTAAAATCAAATTACCATCTGAAACGGGAATTTCTTGTAATCCAAAATTAAAAAGTTTCGAACTCAGAGATAGAGTAATATTATTCAAATTTCCTTCTATATACTCTATTGGTGCTACAAGATACAATTTTGTAGCTACATTTACATCGTATACAAAGAAAGGAGCATCATAAGATATTAAAGGATTCAAAATTAATAAATCAGCATGAGCATCTTGTAATGCTTTATTAATTATTTCAATAAAATGATTTATATAGTATATCCCCCGCTCTATATATGTCTCGTATTTCTGTGTATATACTAAATTTTTTATTACCGTATCTCCACCATTCGTTAATTTAACTTGAAAAAGATTTGGATCTGTCGGGTAAATAAATAATGGGAAATTCGCAGGTAACTGAAATCTAATTACAGATAACTTATAATCATTACATTTATCTAATATCTGCTCTACTCTTGTTGAAGAATATACAGTAGGTATAACGTCATTACTTTCTATAGGGTTAGATATTCGCAGATTATAATAGATATAAGTTTGGTTATCACTCTCTTCTTTTATCTTCAAAAAATTATCTGACATTTTATTTTATGTATTATTTTATTTCTATTTTCTTAAAAACTGGTGGTGATATACATGAGTTTTTAAATTCTGTTTTATAATCATTTAGATCAATTGTATCATAACATATTTTATTATGTAAATTCATAAGGGAAATATTTTCAGAAATTGAAGTTGTATTTTTTGGAGTATAACCACAAGAACAAATGAAAGTATATTTTCCAGAAGATTGTTTATTTTTCATTTTACAATATTTTATAACAATGCTTTAAATACATAATAAAATAATATAATAATAAGATTTTATTTGTAAAATACAAATAAAATCAATATATATTCTTATTCTATGTAATTATGAAAATCTAATGTTATTCTATATTTTTCTTTTTAGCAAGAATCCCATTTTGTATAAATGAAGTTCTGAATGTTGTGAAATTTTCAGATAATATTTTGTAAAAATGTTTTTTATCTAGTTGAATTTCAATTGATTCACTATTAAGAGTCCAGAAATTATATAATTCTACTCTATTTATAACATACTTATTTTTTTGTAATCTAGGAAGTATATCATACTCTTCTCTTGTAAGAAACAAATAATAATTGTTTAAAAAATTTACAACATGATTACTTAAATCTTCACTTATTTTTATTTCATTTTCTGTTGTTTTAATATTACTAAAAAAATAAATAGTGTTATTGCAATCATTCTTAATTATTTCTAATAACTCAAGAATCATATAAGTGCATTCACCTTCAAAATATTCAGTTCCAATATCTGTTCTCTGTTTAAACTTTAAACAAAAGTTATTAATTACAATCTTTTCTATTTCAAAACAATTAGAACAGATAGACTGAAAAATTAATATAGATCCTTCAGGATATTGCTTAATTAGGGTATCATTTGACTGAGACGTTTTACCAATCTTATATATATTTTCACATGAGTTGATAAATTCTCTTTCTTTCAAAAGATAGATATATTGGGATGACATATTTTTCTATAATAATTGAAGTTAATCATTTAAATCATTTTTATTTGTAATATACAAATAAAATCAATATCTATATATAACAATGATATTTTCTTATCATTGTTATATCATAAAATATTTACAGGTTAAATTACAGGTTACAAATTGAATATTATAACATGTATACAATGATAAGAATAATGAAGAAATTCTTACGAATTTGAAAATTTTGAAATTTCAACAAATTTCTTCAATATTCTTATCATTGTATACATATCAATTTCTATATTTTTGTACTTGATTTCTAGGTTAAATATCTGTTATGATAAAACAATGATAAGAAAATATCATTGTTATATAGTAATATATTTTATCTGTAATATACAAATAAAATCAAATATATTCTTATTCTATGTAATTATGAAAATCGATTGTAAGAACAGAAACCCAAAAGTCAGCATCATAATATCTATTCTTGTTAATAAACATGTTATATTCTTCATCTGATAAATGAATATAGTTTAATCTAACAACACAGTGTCTGCCACACGTATTTACATGTTCCGCTTCTCGTTGGTATTGAATCTTATTTACAATCAAATTATAATTGCTATTCTCTATCAAATGCGTTAAATGTTTCACTATCTGTCCGCTCATATTTCTAATTTGGAAATCGGATAGAGCAACTTCTTCATCTATGTCATAACCATACGGATCGAAGAAATATAATGAATCTTTTACATAATTTTTTGTTAATAGACAAAAGTGGCCTTTATTCCGTTCCTTCTGATATAAAATAATAACACTGCCATCTTGATCTAAAATTTCATCAATTGAATTTACGAACATTAAATCAGAATATCTTATAACTCTACATTTGTAGTCTGTTAATCTTAATACATCATCTCCAGATAAATATATATCTTCTGCTTGTTTTACGATCTGTTCTAATCTCATATTTTATAATATTTCTTATATTATAAAATGTAAAAAAAAAATAAAAAAATAAAATCTTTTTTATTATAAAAAAGATGGATAATACAAATATTAAAAATTGCCGATTATGTAAGAAGGATGTTGCTATTGATTTATTCGAAAAGAATGGTAAAATTTTAAAAACGTGTGATACCTGCCGGAGTATCGTAAGAGAAGCAAAAAAGTTAAAACGAGAAAGTAAAAATTCTGAATCCGATAATTCTGAAAATGAGCAGCCTACAGTAGAACAACCTGTAGAACAACCTGTAGAACAACCTGTAGAACAATCACAAGTGCCGATTACAGAAACTCCTGCAAACTCAATTGATGATAATGTTTCAGATTCTGAGTTAGTCGAAGAAGATATTGAAAAAAATCTTGCTTCAAGACCAAAATCGCCTCCTAAAAAGAAGTCACAGCAAGTCAAAATTGAAAAGAACTTACCTAGTACAAAACGGCCTCGTAAACCACGTACTAAGAAAGTAGAAAATCCTGTTCAATAATAATAAAGATAATAATAATTTCTTTAAAATTATCTAATAAAAATAATATAAAATTATGCTTTCATAAAAATTTTATAAAAAATAAAAAAAATTTATTTTATATTTTCTATGAGTAAATATAAAATGAGTTTATCACCAATTGTAGTCATGGATCCGCGTATCGATGTACGCGATGATGTAGAAAAAAATCATATTATTCATAAAGGTGCTCAACGAACAACACATTATGTGCAAACGGCCGACAGTTATCAAACTGGAGTAGCGCCTACTCAATCTTCTTGGTCAATTTCACCGCCTTCAAATCAAACTATTGTAGATAGATATATTCGTGTTCGCCACTACGTCGAATTTGATGCTACTAATGCTAATATTGATCTTGGTATCAATAGTGGATTTCGCCAATTTCCTGTATCAAGTATTACTGATGTTGCTACTCTATCTATCAACGGCGAACAAGTAAGTGAAAATATTCAAAGCAAACTTCACGGTATGCTTACTTATGGTAATACGCCTGAGCAACGTAGAAAATCTTGGTCGACTGCGCCTTCACAACCCGATTCTTATCAAGATTATGGCGATTACCTCACTTATGGTTCTGCTAGAAATCCGTTAGCGGACTACGGTGAAAATAGCACCGAACCTAGTCGAGGCGGCTTTGAAGTCGAAGTGACTGTCGTGAATAAGACTGTAAGAGCGGTTATTACTGAGCCTATTTGGGTTTCTCCTCTTTATAATGGACTAGGATCTCAAGTCGAAGGTCTTGTTAATGTTAATCAGTTAAATCTTACTCTTCGATACAATACTAATTCAGCACGTGTCTTCTGCCATCATGATACCGGGGCGATCCCATTAGGAGCGAGCGTTGCTACATTTTATCAAGCCCCCGAGTTACTCGTTACTTATCTCACTCCCGATATGATGCAACCTATTCCTAGCCTTCAAGTTTTACCTTACCAATCTTGCAATGAATACGTTCGCGAACTTAGTTCGATTCCTGCCGGTAATACTTCTACAGTTTTCTCTGATACTATTCGTCTATCTCAAATTCCTCGTTATGTATATCTCTTTGCTCGCAGGAACGAAGCGACTTCTACATATGAAACTTCTGATGCATTTTTAGGAATTGAAAATGTTTCTATTCAATGGAACAATGAAGCCGGTCTATTAAGCGGAGCAACCAAACAAGATCTTTTTGAAATGAGTTGTAGAAACGGGTGTAACTTATCTTATCCCGCTTGGACCAAGTACCGTGGTAGCGTATTAGCGTTAGAATTAGGTAAAGATATCGGTCTTCCGGATGGGATGGCACCGGGTGTAAACGGACAGTTCACTATTCAATGTCAAGTCACTTTCAAAAACCTTGATGCTGCCGCGTTTGTAGGTACTTTTTACCTTGTTACTGTGAACGAAGGCGTATTTTCAGTCGCTCCTAATGTCGGACGTGCTAGTCTTGGAGGAGTATCTCCACAAAAAATTATGAGCGCAACTGAAGGCATGGAGAAAGACGATCATGCTGATGTAGAAGGCGGCGGGTTTTGGCACTCTGCTAAGAGCATTGTAAAGAAGGGACATAAAGCGATTCGCAAACATTCTGGTCTCGCTAAAAAATTAGGCGAAGCGGCTGGGCTAACTATTGCTCCCGAGGCCGTTTTAGCATATGAAGGTGCGAAAGCAAGTGGATTACTAGGCGGATCAACGGTCGGTGGAAAATTAGTAGGAGGTCGTAGAAGGCTACGTCGTTGAATTTTAAATCAAGATATTGGTGATCTTTCAACAGAACAATTATCGAATATATGGGAAAATTCTAAACTTTTACAAAATTAAAAAATATATAAATTATTTTATTATTTATTTTTGTGTTTAATAAATAATGACTCCGACACGTGAAGAAATGTTAATTCGACGCAAAGAAGAACGTGAGAAAAATTTAGAATTATATTATAATGCTCTAGAAAAATTAAAAGAAGATGAAATTAGATTAGAAAATGAAATTCAAAATGATATTCAAAAAGAAAATGAAGAAAAATTAAAAGAAAGGGAAGAACGTGTTAATAGATTTCGCAGAGACGCTCAAAACAAGCGATTAAGAAAATATAATATTTTAGAACAGAAATTAAATCCTATTACATTAGAAGAACATAAACAAAATATCAATAACCAATTACAAGAAATTAAACAGAAAGAAAAACAGCATGAAGAAGAATTAAAAAAAATAATAGAAGATAAAAGACAAAAAAGATTACAAAATATAAAACCAAAATTAAGACGCGAGATAAAACAAGAACAAGTTCTTGTAAATCCGATACACGAGAAGGTAAATAATTGGTACAATGAATTCCTTGCTTTTGCTGATGGGCGAACAGGTACAGATTTTCTTTCTTACTCTAAATCAGAAGTAGGAGCAGTTGAATTAGAAAAATTAATGTTAAAGTATCGTCAAAATCTTAGTATTATATCGCGAAAGAATGAGCATATTCAAAATCTCAGAAAAATAATGTTCGAAAACTATCTAATAAATCTTTTTTAAAAAATGTTGGATATAATAAAAAATAATGGTATCTCAAACCGAATTCATTGAATTGACAAATGAATTGAAAAATCTCCGATTTTACTGCGGCGACAAAGAATGGGCTGATATATTTGTTAATAATTTAGATTTTAAAGACGATATCGATAATTTGATTAAGTATTACAAAGAAAAGCCCGATCCGTATAAGGCCGAAATATTATGGTATCTTGGAATATGGGATTTAGCCGAACCAAAAGCAACACATAAAGATTTATATGATCCTAATAAGATAAATATCTAAAATTTTATTTGTTGTTACAAATAAAATAAAATTGATTTAAAGAAAAAATATTTATAATAAAATAAATAAATAACATGAAAATTCATACGTTTGGAACAGAAAAAGAAGATTTAGAACAACTTTTAACGAAGTATAATATTAAATACAAAATTATTACATACAAAGATAAATGTACCGATTTCTACGATTTGAAATTTGAAGGTAATAAAGAATTTATTTCGAAAGCATGTATTATTGAAGTTAAAGATTGGAAGAAAGAATATTATAAATATTTAGATATTGAAGAGAGTGCTAAACCTAAAGCATATATTCATTATAAAAATTACATGAAATGGCGAGTTCCATTATTAAAAAAATCAAAACCATTGAAAGTAAAAAATTTAAAAAATAGATATCCAATATACGTAGTATCATATAAAAGATATGAAACACCTTATACGATTAATATATTAAAACAAATGAATATTGATTTTAAAGTTTGTATAAAACAGGAGGAACATGATAATTATTTAACTATTTTACCAGAAGAAAATATATTAGTAATGTCAAAAGAATATGAACAAAATGAGAATCAATTAGGAAATTATAATTCTATACCGCAAAGAAATAGATGTTTAGAAGATAGTATAGAAAATGGATTTGATAAACACTGGATCCTAGATGATAATATTAGACATTTTAGTTATAAAAATCAACAAAAAAATCACATGTTTAATGTGAGTGACTTCTTCTTTTATATAGAACATTTTGTAAATAATATAAATGAAGAAGTAGGTATAATATCTCCAAATTATGAACAAGATACACCTGGAATTCAGACTGGTCCAAGTTTTACGATTAATACAAAAAATTATTCTTGTTTGTTAATCGATAATAATATTTTCATGAAATATAATATTAGATGGAGGAAATGTTATAATGAAGATGTTAGATTAACTTTAGAGTGTTTAACAAATGGAGTAAGGACGATAGGAGTTAATATGTTCACGATAAAAAAGATAATAACAGGAAAATGTAAAGGCGGTAATCAAGAAGCATATAAAAATTTTTCTAAATTAGGGTTTCAGAATAAGGTTGATGAAATAATAGACGAATATCCAAGATACATTGCACTTACAACTAAACGACATAAAGATGAAAGACCACATCATAGATTTAAAAATTTAAAAGATTTTGCTCATTTCAAATTTGTAACTTTTAAAGAAAAATAATTAATAATCTAATTATGATTAGAAGTAATATAACTTTGATTTTATAAGAAAATGGCACTTTTCCATTACTTTA